GCCTTTTTTGACCCCTCACCCGAGGAATAGGGCTTCATAAGTAGAAACCAGCGTTTCACCCAATTGTATATTAGATAAATAGTAAACAAAATGAGTGAAAAACCTGGATCTAAGAAGACACGTTCGAAGAGCAAGTCTGTTGCGGCCGTTACGGACCCATCAGAAGCTACACCAGCGCTAGCAGCGGTTACAGCAGCCATCCCACAGCCAGCATCGGACACAGTCAAGACTAAGAAAAGTAATGAAGCTAAGGGTGAGGGCGAAGAAGGAAGTAAGTTAGATGAGCCTTTGCCAAAGCGAGTCAAGAAAGCATCTCTAAAAGATTCGGATCCAGCACCAACAAGCATTAGCAAGTCAGAACCAGTTCACAGCGCTGAAGACACAGAATTAGCGGTACCAGACTTCGAGGGTGATGCAGAGAACCCTGAAGCTGAGAAAGCGCGAGCAGCGGTATTTGACAGGCTTGACGAGAATCGCGGTACAAAGACGGATGTTCAAACCCTTGCGGTTTATCTCTCTGCTCGTCACATGCGTTCTGCTAGTGCGACAGTGGCACGTGCTGTCCAAGCAGTTGGTGTTGCGACCGCTTCACTAAGTGTGCTTTGTAGCACAACGCGGACTAGGAAGCTTCAAGGCCAAGACAATCGCGCTCCTCAGGTTCTATTCTGGCGCTATTCTTTTGCAACAACCGCTAATCGTGTGCTGACGAATGTGACTGCCGGCGGCACCATCTCTCATTATTCCGGCAATGTTGGTGGGGCAGAATTAGACATCAAAGCTCTGGCCGATTCACTGGGGCAGAGGTATCAGGGCGAGGTTCTTAGCGCAGCAGGTGTGGCTCAGCGTGCTAATAGAACAGAGAACACTGCGTTTGCAGGCGAGGTGATTTCAAGCTTCGGAGGGACGGCAGGTTTTGAAGTGAACTTGTCTTACACGTGGCTTCGCATTTGGCGGAGTGTGTTCCTTTACTTTTTGGCTGAGACATTTGGCGGCGCTTGGGCTGCCAGGCCTGCTCCGCCAGCAGGCATAATCATGGCATCGCAGTATCTTTCGTCAGTGAGGGCAATCGCGGGCGGCGTTACTTCTGGATCTGTTATAGCTTTGGAGGTGACATCAGCGCAGTTTCAGCGTTTGGCGTGGGCGATTTGCATCCTGCTAGGTCAGGGTGTTGCGGACATTACAGTCACGCTTGGTGCAGTTGGTGGTGTGCAGCGCCAGCCACACATCACTGCAGTCACAATGACAACCACTCAGGTATATTACTTTGTTATCATTGATGCGTTTGGCGGCGCTGTTCCAGCGATGCCGGCTGTGAACATACCGGGAGGACTGATGGCGGCAGGACTTAACCCATTCGCGGTCGGAACATTTCCAATCATCCTTGAGGCTGTCAACCTGCTCGGAGTACTCTTGCCAGATGCGCGTGGCGTGGAGATGGGTTGGATTGAAGCATGTGCACGCATGTTTGCTGCACCATTGCGTGGCATGACCACAGACATTGGATTGAATGCGCAGAGCTCAGCCTTTGACTGCTTCGTGCGTGGAGGGACGCACCACCTTCCAAACATGGGCGGACAGATAAGTTTGTTCCGTTCTCGTTCGGATACTCTGCCAGAGGTGATGGATTCCAAGACGACTGTCGCACGCCTCGCAGGACTGGTGTCTGATCCTAGCTTTGTCTCGATGATTGAGACGGCACAGATTGCGATGCTTGTTACACAGCTAGGTTGCCATGCAATGTCCGTACCGGCGGGGGCATTATTTGATGATGTGACAACAGCTGTGTTTATTGCTCCTGCGCCGGGGTTCCAGGTAGGTAGTCTGACCGAGCTGCATATGGCCAAAGTTGCATATGACGACGTTTCGCATGCACCTTTGGGCAGCGTGGGCCGCGCTATGGTGTCTCGGTTGATGAACGTGTGCCTTCCAAAAACGATGGTTATCACGGTTAAGGGTGTATGTGGCAATGGACATGCATTCCCATTTCCAGACAGTAACCCACTGGAGATGGTGACCTTAGTGCATCCAGCGCATCTATTTGATGGCATGTTCGCACATGTGGACTGTGAGTTTGCAAGTTTGGTGCGGAATAGCGGTCGCGCTATTGCTCAAGGTATTAGGTTCATGGGCGACGGGATCACTATTTCTTCTGTGTGCGGCGCCGAAAGTGTCTGGGAAGGCGATGCATTCATCGCCAATGCCACAAACACTGGAGCGAGTCTGGCTGCTGAAGTGATGCGTATAGGAGTGGCGACATTTGCAAACATGGAAGTTGGAATACAGAAACGATCATTCGGGACGTCACGAGGCTCTTCTAATGCGCAGGATATGATATTCAGCGGAGTAGAGTTCGGAGCATTAACCTGGGCCGTCAGGTTTGACTTCACGACGGCGGCACCTCTAGCAGTCCCAGCGGCTGCTAATGTACATTGGGCTCAGAGGCTGTCGGTGTTACCAAATACTGACCTCCTACGTAAAGGAGATCTGCACCTACGGTGGCCAATGAGTCTTGAATTAAGCGCGCTGGCAAGTGACTTGGGGACGGGTCACATCCATCTGGGGTACGTTGAGACATCAGGTGTGCGAGCTGGATTTGCAATGGCATCAGCGACGGGTGGTCGCAATCGTCGTGCTCAGCTGGTTGAAGACGAGTGAGCAAGGAAGTCCTGTACCTACATTTTAAATCCGCGTGTGTTAGATTTTCTTACCTTTTTCTCAAAGCAGGATCGATTAAGTAGTTTGGTTTATGTCTTATTTACTTTTTGTATTTGGGTTAGGTGTGTTAAAGTGATGATTTTTCCAAAACAACTTATGTGAAATTGGTGTTTTAGTATAAAATTGTTTTTCTGTTGGTAATAGATAATGGAGGAGCAGCTAAAGACAAAGGCGTTTCAGGTCTTAAACGCAAAAAGTTTCGACCTCAAAGCGGCAATACAAGAAGGGGGATCAAGGATGGGGTTAAATGCCCTAGAGATGCATCAGATAATGAGAGGTGAGGTATGCACGGAAGAAGCATTCGCCAAGCTTCGACGCGGTCCAGCTTGTTATGTTCCAACTCGAGTTTGGGTTGAAGAGCGCGAAGCAGTGAAGGCGGGCATTCGCGCTGCAGTTGTAAAGATTGAGCAAATGCCAATAGAGGTAGAGGCCATCGATGCGAGTGCAGATTTGGACCATGCACTAGAAGAGCCAGAAGCTAGCGTTAGGCAATATGTCCGCATGAGACCGCGACACCTTTCTGCAGTGTTAAGGCGTTCGATGAAAGGATGTGATGCAATGCTGAATGCAGTGGAAGGTCTGGCGAAGGCTTGGAAATGGACCTGGCAACGCTACTGTGCTACGGTGATGGCGCTGTGCTACGGTACTAAGTTCGCAAGGCAGGAATTGCTGCTTGTTCTAAACACGTACAAGGCGTACAAGTTGGATTCACAAGGCTGGGTGAAATGCATGAAAGCACACCACGCACTGGTTAAGGTGCGCCGCCGCTGTCTGACGGATGACAGGCTGATGAGCCCTGCTGAGGCAGCATCGGTCATGTACATGCATGAACTTGTTGGAAGAGGTGGATTCATGACTAGTGACGCAATCGCTGAAGAGGCAGCGGAGAGACAGAAAGTACCAACGGACTACGTGCACATGGAGAACGGGTTTAACAACTTCCATCATCATGCAACTCAAACTCTGGCAGAAGCATTGCGAGATACTGGTAAGCTAAAGAAAGCACAGAGCTGGAATCAGTGGGTTGATGATCTGTATATGCACTTGGCCAATGGATCAGCGAAGGTGCCAGAATTAGACGCAAATGAGTTCATTGAGGCCGACATGCCGGACATTGATTTGGGAAGGTTTCAAGGAAAGAAGAGATTCTTGGCGGAATTGATTAGGCCAGGGGACTTCCGATCTTACAGCGAATTCACAAGCACTGCCTTTCTCAAGTATGAAGTTGCAAAGAATAGGTTCTTGTATCCGGCAACGATGCAGTGGATATTGCTAGGTGCTTATCTGATGCACACGACAGAGACAGCGTTCTACAGCATGCGTGGGATAGACCTGGGTCACAGTGTGGAGAGCAGCCTTATGATGAAAATAGAGATGGTTGAGCAGATGGCTCTGCGTCGAGGAACCGGAAATGTGGATGGAGCAAATTTCAATGGTGAGCACACGGCAAGCGACATGACGGCGGTGTTGCAAGCATGCGTTGCAGCTGGTAAAGCTGACGACTCCCCAGACAATGCTGCTGAGATTGTGGAGGCGGTGAAACACTACACTGGACACTTTAGCAATCGCCGAATTAAGCTGATGACGAGGACTTTTTTCATCAGCCACACGCTGCTGAGTGGAGAGCAGACAACACAGTTTGTGAACTCAGCGATAATGTGGTGTTTGTTCAGTGTGGCGTTTCTAAAAGTGAAGGATATGCCGTTCGGGCAAATTACAAAGTTCTGCAAAGGCGATGACGGCAACATGATTGTGATGCACTGGCTGATAGCCGTGTGCTTGGCAAAGGCGCTTGAGGATAGCGGGATGAAGACCAATGCGTTGAAGGACCACATCGAGGAGGGTGTTATTGAACATGAGCGTTGCTTGGTTGACGAACATGGCTATCATGGTTCAATGTTCAGGAAGTGCGGCAGTATGCCGATAGCGGAGCCGCAGGGGCAACCGAATTTAAGTTTGCTTGAGACAATTGAGCATGCAATGGCAAACGCCAGCGGGATGAGGGCACGCGGGGCAAAAATTGGGGTTGTTCGCGACTTGATAGAAGTTGAGCTGCTGACTATGTTGAACGATGCTGACGCTGTGAGAATTGTGATGCTATGGTTGGAGGTACCAAAGTATGCAGGTGGATTGGGCGTTGGGTACCTGGAAAGGCAAACTGAGCAGCGAGCGCCACTAGTGATAAGAGAAATGGATTTGAAGGTGGTGAAGTCAAGAGTGGCCAAATTCGCAGATGGGATGAGCAAGAGAAAAGCGAATCTAATGGCAGCTGAATATGCCATCATGGATGCGGTGATAGTAAGGGAGATATCTGATGAGCTGCTCTTAGATTCGATGAAGGGAGCACTTCCACCAAGCTACTATGGTACGAAAGGAAAACTGCAGACTAATGACATATTGGAACAGCTAAGGCAGAAGAAATTGGTGTACCACACATATACAGAGCATGATCGCATAGAACAACTAGAGCTTCAGAACTTGACCGATGCAGCGTTTGAACTGATGAGCAATGTTCTGAAGTTAGGTCGAAAAATGCCAGCGATGATACACGAGGTAATTGACAGGTCTGTGTCGAAGGCAGGATTGATAAATTTGAGCGTGGCTGCAAAGGTAATGAAAATGGAAGGACAACAGTTAAAGCGGAGGTTGCTGGCCGATGGGGTCGAAGAAGAAGAAACGTGGATGCTAGATGCGGTAAAAAACATGAGAGTCGAGACATGTTCACTGATGATGAGTGGTAGGATTGCAATGGTGTTTTGGGATCTAGAAGATAGACCGCCGACGGACATAGTGTCTATGATATCAGCGGCAGCCTATCATGTCTGTGTGCGCTCGTACGTTAAGGTGGAAAAGCGTCGTAGAGGACCGGAAGACAGGCATTGGTCTGCAGTGGTGTCTGTGGTTGCAAGGGAAGTGTACTCGAGGTTTAAGACGGAATTTAAAATTGAAAGATACTTTTTCTAGATGAATGAATGTCTTAAGTGAAAATTTTGATGAATAAGTAATCATAAATTGATAAACTAGATAAGCCACACAAAGCAAATTAAAATAAAATGGATTGCCAATTCGAATGCGAAAGTGAATTGGAGCGGAGAAATCCGCATCGGGAAG